GAAAAAAGGTTTGAAGATTATTGTACTGAAAAAGGATATGCTTACAAAAAACTTCTTCTCAACGCAGACGAAAACTTATTTGAATCACCTATTCCGTATTGGTCTAAACTTGGTATCATGGTTGCTCAGGCAGATTATTTTTGTTACAATCAAAATCGTCAATTTTATGCAGAGATTAAGGCGAGTAATAAAATCAAAATTAGAGACTTAAAAAAATATTGTGCTTGGGAAATGATGATGTGTGATCCTAAGTACACACAGTATTATGTTTGTTTTTGTTTTAATGATAAATTAATTATTAAAACCATAAGTCAAATTATGGAATTATTACCTAAATCTGAAATTAAATCATACCATGAAGGAAACAAATACTTCGTCATACCGCTACAAGAATAGACTTTGGAATAGAAGAAAACTTAATAATAAAATATTATATAATCATTACCTTTGGTGTAAAAAAGAAAATAGAGATACGTCTTGGTTTAATGAATCGTATTACAAATTATAGGACTACTTGGGTCGGTAAAATCAATTTTTTCTAATTCATACTCCATACCTAAAATTTCATAATGATTGTTTGATTTAAGAGAACAAACAAAGTTTCTAGTCGCAACTAAATTATCAGTATCTTCTAATGTGAAAGCGGCAAACTCATTTTTAAAAGTTTTTAGATTCTTATAAGCCATAACTACTGTGACTTGTAAGTATGTCATTTTTTTCTATTCAAGATTTTATCAGAAACTCTTGATCCAAATGATGCAGTAAATACAATAATTAATAAATACCATACTGAGTCTGGTAAATTATTTATTATCTCTACCCATGCTCTAAAATTATCTCTGGTGCTTTCAAAAAAACCAGTAGTTAACATACCTACCAGCCAGATCATTAATATCTCGTCTTTGTATGATTGATCTTGGCTTTTAATTCTTTGAATATCTACTTCTTTACTAGCTTCTAATTCTGCGGCTCTAACAACCTTCTTTTTTTCTAAAGAATGATTGATTGCATTTATGGTTTTATCAGCAACTAGCTTAGTAATTGGATTGTTTAACAATTTTAACCAAATCATGGTCTATCTCCGTTCTTATTTTGTTTCTATTTCGTTCTGAGAAGCCCCCAGATTGACGAAATACACCTTCCATGACCTAGATAGCCTATTTAAGATTTATACCCCTTAAAAAGACTTTATTTTTGATTTAGATAAGATTTCAACAACTCTAGGTAGTGAATAGCCTTATCTATATCTTCAAGCTGTTTATCTAAGCTATCATGCTTAAATTTCCAGCGAGTAATATATTTTATAGCATTACCGCTACACCAATCCAAATTATTTTTTAATATGTATTCGCTTGGCTGTATGGATAAGTTTTTGTAATGTTGGCCGCCTACCTGTTTAGCTGTAGGGTTGGTATCTAACCTTTTGTGTTTCTTCATCTCTATATGCCTTCAATGTTTGTTTTCTATTTTCTTTAGGTGAAACATAGGAAACGTGAATCCAACCACTATTAGGTGATCCGTCATAAAACTCTAAAATCATTTGGTCAAAATCAATATTGTTTTTTATATGATCAAATAATTCTTTGTTATCTAATCCAATAATTTCTATATCTGCCGCTTCTCCCTTTGCGTGTTGGCTATCAATAGATGAACCAATCGCAATACAAAGTTCACAGCTACGATAGCCTGAGGATACTGTAACTGCTTTGTCAAAGAAAGACCTAATGGGTTGTAAAACATTTAAACATAATTCTCTCAAAGCATCTATTTGAGTAGCATTTGGATTGTTAGGTATTCCTTTTCTCAAAGCTGTTTGAGACTTTGTCATTTCTTCTAAACTAAAATTTGCACTTAACTTCATACTAATTTCCCAATCCACCTACCCTTGTTATCTAATACCATTGGCATTAACTTTGGTATGCTATCTATAATCATTCCGCACCCCATTACAAACTTTGTTTTAAAGTTTTTTGCATAATGAAATGCCATAGATTTCTGTTCAATCAGACAACCTACTTGCATACCCCATAAAAGGTTATCAGGATTAGCCCAATAATCAATCCTGAATTTACTATGGAAATGACCTTGAACACAATTCATAGAATGGATTTGCGATACTTTAATTACATCTGCTGATTTTCCATGAGTCAATAAACATCTTTGTTTGTTAGGCAAAGTTAATACTAAATCATCAACCCATTTCCATTTCTTAACATTTAGAAAATCATTATACTCTCTTAGAAACCCTCTAGGTATTCCATGCTTAATACCACGTCTATAAATTAAGCTAGAGTGATTAGAGTCTAATAAAATCATTTCAGGAAATATGTTTTCTAACTCTTTAATATATTCTTTAGCTAAACTGAGTTCATGTCCAGCACTAGGTAAGTCTGGGTTTGATTCATGGAACGATAAAGCATGGCAATCAATTTCATCACCAATATTTATAATTGTATCTGGTTTAAATTGTTTTTTTATTTCTTTAAGAAAATTAAATGAGTCTTTTCTGTGATACGGAATATGCAAGTCTGATATGACTAATATACGTTTATGTGACATAAATTATTTAATAAAATAGTTATAAGCCCCTGTAATTAAAGATGCAAGTATAAGGAGAATCCATAGACCGCCTTTTCCTCTATTAATATCTGCTCTAAGACTTTTTGTTTCTATTTTTAATTCTTTTATCTCTCTGTTCAAAACTTCTAGCTGAACTTCAATTCCTGATTTCCTTGCCATTATCCTTGTCCTCTATATCGCATTTGTTTTTTTGTTCTACCTTTACGCTTATGCTTATTCATTGTCTTAACTTTAGACGATTTTTTGATGCGTCCTTGTGAACTACCATTTTGTTTCTTAACATACAAGATAGTAGCACCAAATGTTTTTGATTTTTTACCCATTATGTCTTTGAATGAGGTTTAGAAGGTGATGGTCTAGGTGTGCATTTCATTTATTTACTCGCTATATTAATAATTTTACCATCTTTTACAGTAGCCATAACTTTAGCACATTGATAAATGACATTATTAGAGTTCCTACTAGCTATCCTTTTTTTTTCTAAGCATTGACCAAAATCTTTCATTAACAAATGTTCTTTTAATTCTGGTGGATTTCCTAAATAAAATAATAATGCAAAAACTTCAACCATTACTGTCCATTCTCTCTAATTAATTTTTCTACATCTTCTTGCAGTTTAATAATTTTTTTTTGTGCTTCCATAAGTAAAACTTTAGTATGAACATTATCATCTAATTGTTTTTGATGTTTGGTTATTTGTTTAGCATTGTGTTCAATCAACATATAAATTTCTAAATTTTTAGGTGTTTGCTCGGCTTTTTTTAATAGATCCGCTTCCATGAGTTGTTTAGATGTTTCTAAATTATTTAATCTTTCTACAATACCAAAGTATGCCCATACACCAATAGCAACTGCACTCACTATTGAAAGTAAGTTTCTCATCGGCATAGCAATAGATGTATCTGAAGAAATATCTAATGGTTTTTTCATTAAAACATATCTTTGTTTGGCATATTATTTTTTAAATGATGTAAAAGTTCTTTATCTCCAACACATTTACAGTATCGTCTTGGTCTTTGATATAAAACTCTCCACATTCTATTTTCCCATTTGCCTACAATCGGCAACAATACTCTACAAATCGCTTTTTTAATTCTGGTCATGCAAATCATTTTTTTACAAGTCATATACCTTTTGTTCTGTTGATTATGTAGTACATAGGCACTTCATAAAATTTGTGCCTTCCTAGATGATTAATTACTCATTATCATCTTCTTCTTCATTGTCAAAGTCCTCATCTTCAACTTCTTCTTCATTATTGACTACATTGATAACTAAATCGTGGATTCTATTACCATTGTCATCTTCAATAATTATAGCATTGTCTGTGATAAGTTCTTCTATCGCATCTTTGACTACTTCTTTGATTGATCTTTCCATTGGGTTCTCCTTGTTAAGTTTAGATTTCCCATTTAACAAACCGACACATCAATTCAAGTTAATCTTTTTTAAAAAATTTATCTAATTGATTTTGATAATCTTTTATTACTTTTTGTGTATCAGCGTACCAGTCTTGGTAAAACTTTGTCCAGTAAGACTTAATTTGGTTATAATTTAAAAACATAATTTTTTCTCCTTTGTTTTTTATATAGGATTATATATTGTGCGTTGCAATAGCTACCTTGCGTTATTTGGTACGCCGTTAGAATTTACAAAGGGTGACTCTGCAAATGCCGCATAAATAAATGTAGCACCACTTGCATTC